GCCGGGTACGGCCAGCACCATGCCGATCAGGGCGCAGAACACGATGAGCTGCACCACGCGCGGCTTGGTCAGCGCGTAGAACTGGCTGATTCGCGAGGTGTTGTTCAACAAGGCTTCACTTTGACTCATGCAATCACTCTTTTGCGCTATGCCTCAGGCAGGGCGGTGCGCCATTTCAGGGTCGGGGGCGGTGACGGCATGGCTACGCGTCACGGCCAGGCTCCAGACCACAATCGTTACCAGGGCCGCAGCTCCACCGGTGTGGAGCACGGCCGCCACCAGGGGCCAGTCCAACACCACATTGGACAGACCCGTCAGAACTTGCAGCACCGCAAAAAATCCAAGCAGCCGGCGCTGCTTGGCCAGCGCAGGAGCATGACGCAATGCCCACCACAGGCTGGCCAGTGCCAGAACCACCACATAGGCTGCCAGCCTGTGGGTGTAGTGGATCGCGGTCAGCGCTTCGAAGCTGATGTGGCTGCCGTCCTTGAGCATGCCCAGCGGGCGCCAGATCTGCAGCGCTTCGGCGAAATTCATGGCCGGCCACCAACTGCCCTGGCAGCCGGGGAAGCTCGTGCAGGCCAGCACGGCGTAATTGGTGCTGACCCAGCCGCCCAGGCTGACCTGGACGATGAGCAGCGCCAGACACAGCCATAGCGCGATGCGCAAGCGTCCGGCAATCGGGGCCGCAGAGCGACCGGCCTGCTGCTGGCTCAGTCCCGATGCAGGAATGGCCAGCAAGGCCAGCAAGCCGGTACCGCCCAGCAGATGCAGGGTGACGATGGCCGGAAACAGCTTCATGGTGACCGTCAAGGCGCCGAAAGCGCCCTGTATGCAGACCCATACCAGAGCCAGAGTCGGCCACCAGGGGTTGGCCGCGCCGCTGAAAGACGCGTGCTGACCCTTGCGCCTGGCGGCCCGTGCCTGCTTCCAGCTCATGACCGTCATGGCAATGATGAGCACGCCGACCGTGGTCGCCAGATAGCGGTGAATCATTTCCACCCAGGCCTTGCCATGGGTGACCGGGCCGGTCGGCATGGCAGCTTGCGCCTCGGAGATCTGGGCATGTGCCGCGATAGGGCTGGCCGTGCCATAGCAGCCAGGCCAATCCGGGCAGCCCAGGCCCGAGTCCGTCAGCCGTGTGAAGGCGCCGAACAAGACCAGATCGAAGGTCAGGAACAGCGTCAGCACGCAAAGGGCCTGCAGACGTTTGCCGGGGCCGGTGCCGCGACTGCGCCACCAGACCCAGCACAAGGGCCCCAGGGCCAGCATCAGACCGAAAGCCATCAGCTCCAGCGCAGGAGCCAGGTCATAAAGCTGCTGCTCCGTCATGCCGCAGCTCCGCGGGCCGGCTTCCATCGTCCAGCCGCCTGTGCTTCAGACAAGGCACGGTGGTCAGCGGGCAGGAAAAAATCGCAGAAGCAAAGCGGCATGATTCGGCAGGGGCGGTCAGTACTTGGCCAGTATTTACAGAAATTATTGAAGATCTTGGTCAAGCGCAAAACGAGAGCAACCTGCTTGCCCGTAGCGAGACTTGCGTGCTCCAGGACCAGGACTTTGCTCGACGCTTGGAGCAGCAGTTGAATGCAGGCTCTTTGATCCCGCACAATTTTACCCATGTGATTTGAGGCTAGGCAGTCGTGACCGGAGTGTCCCTAACAACGAGGAAGAAAGGCTGGTCCTCAAAACCCTGCTTTCGGGGAAACTCCGAGGCAAAAAATTGCCAAAATGCTCCGATTTTGAATGGAGGCTACACAGCCTTGATGTACGATAGCCCAAGCTCGCAGCCTGGAACTGTGAGCGTGTCGAAGACAGCTGCAGTCGTGGCTTCGTCGCAGACGCGGGTGTCGTTCAATGGTAGGACTCTTGCTTCCCAAGCAAATAACGTGGGTTCGATTCCCATCACCCGCTCCAATTTTCCCCAATGAAATCAATTGGTTATGTTGATTTCATGTGACGCTGGGCAAAAAATTGGGCAAAAATTGATTTTGAGCGTCGGCAGCTATATGATCAGCACTCAACGTGCGCATTACGCGTAAGAGCCGCTGATGCCATCAGGCCGCTCAGCACACCAAGAAAAAGCCACTCATCGAGTGGCTTTTTTGTTTCCAGGACTGGACTCACTTGCGATGAGCTTGTGTACCAGCAATGCCGCGCACTGATCGAACGTACGCAGCTGCGTGCTGCTGACCCTGCTGCGCAGCTGTGAGCAGCTCCAATTTTTCGAGCTCGACTCGATCTTGCTCCCCGTCGAGCCAGCGCGCATAAGTGCGCGTGAACATCTCAATGCTGTGGCCCATCTGCCCCGCGGCATATCCGATTTTCTGACCCGACATCAGTCGCATTGTTGCATTCGTGTGCCGCATGTTGTACGGCCTGCGATAGCGAATGCCAAGCGCTCGCAATGTTGGGATCCAATACTTGTTGCGGATCGATTTTTCGCTGTGCCATGGCAGCTCGTCGTATGGATTTGTGAACACGAATGCGTCGTTACCGCCCATGAAGGTAAATTTTTTCTGAGCTTTGAGCAGCTCTAGGGCTCGTTTCGTCAGCAACACCATACGTGATGATTCTGTCTTCGTGCTTGACTTGTGTTCGCCGAAAACAAGGGCTTCATGCACCTTAATCTCAGCTCTGTTGAAGTCGACTGATCCCCAGCGCAAACCATAAATCTCCGATGAGCGCAGGCCTGTGAGTGACCAAAATTCAACGAGATTCGCAATGCGCTCGTCGTATCGTTCACGCATGTACGCAACGACGCTGTTGATCTCTTGCATCGAAAAAGGGTCTGCTTTCTTTTTCTGCCACTTCTTGTGCGCACGAGCTGTAGAAACAGCTTCAGTGAGAATGCCATCTTGCACCGCCAGCGCCAGCGCACTGGACACCGCGCTGAGGTAATTATTGAACGTTTTTCCGCTCAACTCTGAGGCTTTTTTACGCGCCAGCTGAAGTTGCGACAACGTCAACTTGTCGATCGGAATGTCCGCGATCTTCACTTCTTCGACGCGAGCTTTCTTTCCTCTACCGACTGTGACTTCAATCGTTGTACGACGCCAAAAATTGCAGCAAACGGCGTAGCCACGCATCGTCGACTTAGCCAGATCCAGGGTGTTGAACCAGTGGTCAATCTGCTCAATCAGAGTTGGTATCGGCTTCGTTTCAGAAGTCGAAGTTTCGGTTGCGAAATAGTTTTCGTGTTCGTACGTGCCGAGCTTGATGTCTGCTTTGATTTTTGTGACCAGCTGCGTGGCATAGAGCACGTTCTGAGCGGTTGGTAGAAGGGCGCTGCCATCCGGGGCGTTAAGCCGCTGGATAACGCTCGTCCCTCGCATGTTGATGCGAATCCGAATAGATGCGTCGCGAACCTCAACGCCAGGGATCGACTTCACTTTTTTCACTGTTGTAGCCATGTCTCTTCTTTCTGAAATATGTTGATATATTTTGATATCAGATTGTCTCGAAAAAAGAGCGCAAGTCAAAGCCTGCGCTGTCCGCGCTGCCAGCGAGCAACGGCTTGTAGATCAATGAAAATTTGACCAGTTGGGGTTCTGCTGTACTCGATTGTCTCGAGCCAGATGCCATCCTCCATTTTTCGGCGAATTGCTTTCTCAGTGAGTCCTGTATGCGCTGCGGCAGCGCGGACGGTGACCAAGACCTGAAGCTCGGGGATGGCTGCAGCGGGAGTGAATTTTTTGATAGTTTTCATTACGTCAACGTTTTTGTTGCGGTGACGTAATGATGTTGTAGCAGGGGGAAAGTGCGCGGAGGTTCGAGTCCTCTGGGGTGATTGGGTTCTGCTGAAAGTAAAACTGTCATGTCAACCACGCATGAATGAAGGCGATATGACACCTTCAAAAAGCGGATTGAACCTTGGCAGCTAAACAGATGCTCTAACAACCTCATCTTTAAGATGCTCAGAGCAGTCCTGCAGCAGCCTAGACAAAGACCCAATATACCGATTCACAGCGAGAGCGAACTGCCTAGCACGTGGATTGGAAGTCAGTTCACGCTTGATTCGTGCATCCGCCAAAATAGAAGGCGTACCAAGCTCGCGGAATGCCAAATCCTTGATAGGTAGAGCAGAGCTACCGACAAGAATTGGTGCATCCAATAATGAGCGCACCAATTCAACAAAGGCATCCCACCCTGGCAGTTGTACCTCCTGTCCGTCCTCTGGACGATCAGCATGAAGAGCAGCCTGCAGTCGCTTTCGCAGTTCATATCCTTCTCTACCGCCCCAAATATAATTCCGCAATGACTTCTGAAAAGCATCCAGCTTCATTGATGGATCAAAAATGGTGTTGAAGTTGCGAACGACGTCAGCTAAGTATGCTGTTGCCTGACTAACCAATACCCCATACAGCATCCGGTGTTCTGGCTTGGAAACGTCAAACTCTCCTTCAGCTTGTTTAAGCCTTGAGAGTAGTGCTCTAAAGCCAGAGGCAGGGTCCTGCTCAAATGCCGCTTCGCTCGTAAGGTACTCAACCAAGGCTGATGCTCGAGGAAGCTTGGTGCGTATATCCCACAGAGCATCCCACGCACGCAAATCATCCAAATAAGTGATTTTCTCGACGTAGTCGATGGAAGAGGCTTGGGCGTACTGGTCGAATAGTATCTCTGAGAAAAGATGTACGTCTACTTTGCTTGCTGCGAGGCGGTGCCCATGCGGAGCAGCTTTTATAAGTATGACGAAGGCTTCGTCGGCCCCGACTAAGCGTTGAAGTCCAGCAGCCCATAGCGCTCGATTTACGCCACTTGTCTTTGCCAGCGTCTTGCAGTCGAAGACAACACGTCGTGCTGGCGCTTCACTGGCAGGTCGCAAGCCTAGAACGTCTACGTCCGTGATGTCAGATATTGAGTCAGATGTGTCGCCGGAAAACCTGACAATACATTCCATGTAAGGGACGTATCCGTGCGCCACGCAGTAACGAACTGCCTTCTGTTTTTGAGCCGCATCTTTGATCATTTGAGATCGAGAAATAGTTGTTCCATTTCGGCCTTAGCCTGCTCATCGAGAGCAGGCCGCGGAGTTTGCCTTAGCGCTGTAGATGCGAGAATCGATTGCACATACGATTCATCGCGCTGTAGTGCGATGCGCGCGTCTTCGGAGACCCCCATAGATAAAGGTTCTCCCGTTTGGAAAATTCTTATGGCATCGTTGACTGCCTGCATGTTTTCTGGCGTATCAATCAGATGAAATTGAAACCAGCCTGAAGAGCTAGTCGGCACAAGACGTCCAACCCTGAGCGTCACTAGATTTGTGTATTGGAGTGCAGCTTCGGTGCTTGCACGAATCATTTTTTTATCACGCAGGGTTTCTAGGAGTCTTACCGGTAAGCGAATTGCAAACTGGCTGGGGAGGAGCTGACCCTTACGAACGGCGGCAACAATGGCCATTGTCCTCTCGTAGATCTCGCGTGCAGCTCCGTCCATTGAACGAACACCAGGCATTGGTGTAAAAACAAAATGCTCATCGCGATTTGTTTGAGTATTTCTTAAGCTAGGAGGACGGAGAACACCGTCTGCAACCATTTCTTTGAGCAACTGCAGCTCTGTGGCACTCAGCTTGGTACCGTTGATTCCACCGGTACTTATGATCAAAGACAGCGGCCAACCTTGGGCCTTTTTGAGGAGTTCTAGAACTGCTTGAACCCCTCGGGCTCCTCCGGCTGCAGCATGATTCGCGAGCGCATCCAAGCTATCCGCAAAGTAGAAAGGACTCACTAAAACGTCTTGTCCACGAGCTCTCTTGGGAATTACTAGGCCACCAGTCTGAGTGATAAGTTCTACACGTGAAAAGACCTGTTTTTGCGCCCCCAGCCTTCCCATCAGTGCGTCGCGCTTTTCCGGCTTTCTCTTAAGCTCATTCAATACTGCTATTGCTACTTCCTCATGCTCGTTGAGGCTAATTGTCCCAACATAGTTGCCTAGTCCGCTATAGACGGACGAAAAGTGAGGAACATCTGGAATGATTGAGTTGAGTGTCTTGCCTGTTGTTACAAGTTGTACGTATCCGATTTCTGCAAGGATCTCCAAGACCGGCTGCAACACAAGAGATGGAATGTCAAAGTAGTGGTCAGCAACGGGTCTCAAGACTTCCGCTTTGATCTCGCCCAAGCCCCTGATGTTTAGAGCTAGCTTCCCGGCCATTCCAATTAATGGGAGGTTCGCGAACTCCGGAACGCTAGCCCGAGCTAAGCCAACCTGCAAGTCATGTGCGAATTCCGCTTTCACTTGATTCGATGTCACCGTCATCTCTTATCCTTTGATACTTTTTATTACTCTCATTCTATGGTTGAAATGTGACTCGAAGCTATCAGCGGACTACACACGCTTTAGTGAGTTGCGGCTATCAGTCAAGCATACCTAAACTATGCTTGATCTTTTTTTGTGACCCTTGATGGTGCTCTACGAGAAGCCGCTGCAGCTGGAGATGAAAACTGATCGAGCAAGTGCTCGTCTAGCTGCGTAGCGTCAAGATCCTGAGCTTGGATGATCTCTACTGGGTTGACGGGGCGTGATTTGAGATCATCAATCAATCGGCGCATAGCAATCTCGATGAGTAAGTACGTCTGGCCGTCCGCAACTTCTTTGAGTTCTTGGTACAGCGATTCGCGAAGCCGTAAGAGATGAGGGCGCCGGCCGCGGGTTTCGCCTCGACCGACAACAACCAAGCGCAAGCCTTTTTCCGCTTCATCAGCGCCAGCTTTCTTCTTTGTAGCCATAAAATACCTCCTTGATTTCAGGTGGTACTCTACAGTATCAGTTGCTATCAGCTCATGACCAATGTTTTCCCGTTGTGACATCGACAGATGCTGGTATTCCATATGCAGCAAATACCGATTCCTCCGCAGCAAGCATGGCACGTTGCACCTCAGCTGCTGCATCATCAGCATCACATTCTGGAACACACAGAACCAGCTCATCATGAACGACATTGATAAGATGCCTGAGCACAGATGGATTCATGCCGTCAATTGCATCAATGATGATGTCAGCGCCGCTTCCTTGGCACTCGTAATTGAGCAGTTGCAGAGGGTTAGTCGCAACAACTGTTCGACCACTCAATGTTGACCCGCTAACAATCCGAGCGCCAGCAACTGCGAACGTCCCGTCATACATGCGCGTGAAAATTTCCTCGCGTGGTGCGTCGTTGAACATACGTCTGTGATCGTCATGCAGCTGACCAATTTCCGGGTACATAGAGAACCATGCGGCTCTAGCCGCAGCGGCCTCATCGATAGTCCATACGAGTCCGAATGCGAGTCGGCCGTACTCCCAGAATGCCTCATCTGACATTCCGTAGAGCAACCCAAAATTCTGCGCTTTTGCTGTGTCGCGTTCGATACTGAATTGCTCGCGCAGCTGTGTCCTGACATCGTCTGCCATGCCTGTGATAAATGCTGCGGCATTGCCATCAAACGATAGATCACCACGCATCTGAATGGTCTGTGTTGCTGTAACGAGATGAGGATCAATGCCGTTTCTAAGTGCCGTGGCTAACATTCCAGGTTGTCCAGCGCCATCACGCATTTTTTCCGCGTAGCAAGCTGCAATACGCAGCTCGATTTGGCTGTAGTCCGCGCTAATAATCACGTGCCCAGCAGGTGCTACGACAGCTGACCTAAGCCTGCGGTCCATAGCCATGGCAGCGGGCTTTTTTGCAGTGAGTCGGCCTGTCGCTGTGTCGTAGCCAAACACAGGGTGTACGCGGCCATCCGAACCAACAGACGCCAGCATTTCATCGCATGCGGCCAGGTTGCGGCGGGTATCACATAGATCACGCCAGGCAACCACGCCCGGTAGTGAGATAGCGCCGTTTTTTGATAGTGCCTTTTGACTAATGAGTGGCACACCACTATCGCCAGTATCAAGTTCAATCCCAGCACCTGCAACATAGCTACCGATTGCACGCCGGATGTCATCATTCGCACCGCCAGACAGTGTCGATATGCGTGACCGCATAGGCGCTAGCGTTGGTATATGGCCAATAACAGCATCTGATGCAGTAGCAACACCGGCCGCAGCACCGCCTCTAATCTCTGCCAGCACATCAGCGTCAACCGGTATTCCGTTCGCACCCAGCCGTGCTAGATTCACAGGGAGCATCGAGCCTAGCACCTTGTCACCAGGCATCAGATCCATTGCATTCATGGCACCACGGACGGCGCTCGTGTAGTGCCACTGGCTCAGCGGCGCGACGCACCAAATCCTTCCGTGCCAATCACCAGCACCAGCAAGGTCGTACTGATGCCCAGTACCGCGCATTAGCGCCAACATTGATGCTGGCGGCGATGCTTTTCCATGTGAACGGATTGCATTAGCGGCGACATCGTCATACACAGCGGCCATTGACGCATCGTAGAGACGTGCTGGGTCTTGATATCGCACATGTAAGAGCGGGTCGTATATCTCACCTGGTTCTAGATCGCGTGTTCCTGCCGCATGCATAGCCCATGTCAGCAGCTCCGCTGCGTTGTAGCAGTAAACTCTATTGAAATTGATACTATCTGATATCAAAGCATGTATAGCAAATCGATCCAGTGCATCCAGATCCCATACCATCACGCCGTACGCTGTGCCGACAACCCAGACCCGCAGCCTGGTTGCACTATCAACCTCAGCATTGGAACCAGCCACCTGCGCCAGCTGCCGATATCTGCGCCAATCGCAGCCAGGTCCAATTTCAGTAGCATTGCCAATTGCCAGCGGCCTAGAGCTGGGTGCATCAGCTGTAGCCCGGAACGACAGACACACATAATCAGAATCTAGGATCCGCTGTTTCATCGCTGACGAATACTCAGTCAAAAACCCAGTATTTTCGAAAACGAAATCCTTTTCGTTCGCGAACAGTATTCGCCGGCGCTTTTCTTCGATATCGATATTTTTCGATGACGAGATGGTTCGCTGAGTCGATGTGTTTTTCGTTGACGTGATGCTGTTTCGTTGACGCTTGATGCGTTCGATATCGAAACTGGACATTTCGTTAGCGTTAAATGCAGTTTTTGCCATGGCTACCCCAGAATAATTGTTGCATTATTAAAATTGAGGATATATAATTGGCATATCCATCCCAGATGGTTTTTTGCATATACTCCTCCCTGTGTTTCAGCACAGTTAGCCCCGACAGTGTGTAGCTGCCGGGGCTATTTTTTTTATCCGGCACAATTCAATTATCAGTCTCAGAAGGGTTTTTTGTTCCTTCTTGGGCTTGATAACAGTGTTTTATTTGGCATTCATAACAGAAACGTTAGAATTACTATTGTATTCTTCATCGTTTGCGGCTGACAGAGATTCAGTCTGCTTATTGGACAGTGGTATCTCCACGCATCTTCTCGAAACACTGCTAATTGATTGGGATGTTTTCACAGTTTTTGCGCCAGCTATTTTCAAGCTGTGCTTCAGTGATTTCGTATCCAAAAACATCGTTTTAACGAGCTGCAATGCGGATTCAGGGTGAATGAACAGACGTTCCTTCCCGATGTGCCTGACAATATTCTTTCCGTTTTTTTCGTACGGAGTATCAACTTTTAAACCGTACAATCCGAGAGCATTTTGATATCTACCTAAACGACCTGCTTGCTCTTCATGAATTGCTTCTGCTACTGCTGTGGCCACTGTATGCATTTTGCCATCAACAAAAATGTGAGCTGCCATCAGTGTATCGATTGCATTTCCGCTAGTCATGGCATCATTGATTCGATTTTTTTGCTCATCAAATTCAATCGATTTAACCAGTGCTTTAGCTTCGATTTCACTGAGCTCGCCTTCATTCATGGCTACCCATGATGCCGCCACAATGGGTGTGAACGTATCCAAAAATCTGCTTGAGCCGGCCATGCATTTTCGAATTACCTTTTCAGCGGCGACAAGTCGTTGCCATGAGTTGATCATGCGCATAAACAACCGCCTACCAATTTTTTGGACTTCCTTTTTATCTAGTGCTTCTCTGCTAGCTAAGAGATGAATTTCCTGCCCCTCAGCGAGTGGATCTATTTCAATGCATAGAAATCTGGACTCGTCTGCGGGCGTCATGTTGGGTGGTGTAATTCCTGCAACCATCCCCATAGAGCGGAGCACAAACCGTTTGCGGTCGTGTGTTTGCGTGCCCTTATCTCCAACAGCCCCATCCGAGCAGCTTCTCAAAAACACCAGAAGGTCTTTGGTCTTTTGAGCTGCTTTTTCTGTATCTGACTCTGCTTCACCAACAATAACAGCAATGGCGTCTTGATTTAGACCTTGCATGATACCTATTGCAGTGCTCTGGGAGCCTTCAAGATAAATGCACGCCTTCCCAAGAAGATTTGCAAATGCATTTTGCAGAGTGGTTTTACCTGATCCAGCAGGTGCTGTTAATGATGCGTGAGGGCGCCATGGGGCTGCTGCAGCCAAGTAACTTAACATCAACCATCCGAACATCAAAGTACGATCCGAGACGCTGCGGAAATTCCACGTACCCATTCCGTCGAACACAAATTTGGCGTCCTCTGCAGTGCCAACTTCTGAATCAGGCGTAATTCCAAGAGAGATTGAAGCCTGGTAGATGCGGTCATCTTCATTTTTTACGCGATCCGCAGCCGTTCCATCCGCGTTCCAAAAATGTTCCGCGCTGTTAATTGATATTCCACCGTTAACGTTCATCCACACACCGGAACCGCACAACATGTCGGGATTAAAAATTCCGGCTTTATCGCATCGGCTGATCAAATCCCCGCCCATCCTGGTGAAATTGACTGTTGTCGTGGCTGTTTTGGGGCTTGTTTCACCATATTCGGCCACACAATAGTCATATCCACCAACGATATTCATCAATTCAGCAGGCGAGGTGGAGTCTTTTCCGGCGAGAGCATAGACCTGATTTTTTGAGATGGACCAGACGTAATTTGTGCGGTCCTTGTAGCCAAGTGCTTCGTAACCTCCACCACTTTTGGCTTTGATGCGCTTCATCTCTGTGTTCCACGTGTGGTTCAGTAGGCCGCGGACATTTTCAGTGCCAGCGTTTACGATCCAGTCATCGAGACCCTGTTTTTCAGATATTTTTTTGCGCCCCTCTTGCGTAACCTTAGCTGGCACACGTGCATACATAACAGGGATATCCAGAGCGCATTTGAGCGCTCCAGTGAACGCATTCATAGCATTCGAAACCAAGATGTTTTCGCTAGCATCGCTGTCCGCTAGCACAATAACCCCTGCTGCGCACATTGCATCTATCGCATCCAGGATTTCGCCGTCGATCGCGCTATCAGCCCCCAGTGATCCAACCCCGTCTGACCACATTGTGACTCCAGGGATAGCGATTGTAGGGATGCCGATAGATGTAGCTGCTGCTGCTTTAAATTCACCCTCTGTGATAACAATAAATGGCGCCCCGATAGCGCTCAATTGCGCAGCATCGTATGGGATGTACGGCATTGCACACGCTCCGCTGCGACCGATATAGCGTTGGTGCTTTTTCCCGGCTAGCTCATTATCAGTTCTGGCATCGATCACGCGGAATCGCACGTGCTGTGTGCCATCTTCGTTGATAAATGGGGATCCGTCGATATTCATATAGGGAATGCGGATGGCATCCCCAGCAACTCCACCAACCATCCCGAGTTCATTCGCGGCAGCCGCAGCTGAGACCGTTTCGAATTGGTTGTCACTCGCAGTTTTAGTGTCGATGGCCCTTTTTGCCAAGAAAGTAGCATGTTCATTGTTCAGCATATATATCTCCAGTTTGTTTCAGACAAGTTGATGTCGGTGTGTAGCCGCTGTTTAATCAACCCATGCATCAATTCTGAATGTTATTTTTTAGTTTGTGTTGCCAAAATGGAATTTAAGAGCTGTTTTTTTTGCTGATTCGCCGGGACCCCTGAAATCGTCGGTCTACTCGAAACGGACGAAACGTGTTTACGGTTTTATTTACGTTTTATGGTTCATTTAAGAACCGTAAAAAAACGTAAATGGGTTTTTCCAAGGCGCAGAGCCAAATCCTCCCGGAAATTTACGCTTTTACGTTTTTACGTTCCGAAACTGCATCTATGAGAGATGAATGCATATTGTTCTATATGTGTATTTCTCTCGCGTAGAGGGTAGATAGACCGTAAAACCGTAAAACCGTAAATTTAAGAATGTAATAACTAAGAAAAGCCCAGTGTTTAAGCCAAAAACAGACCATCCAAAAAATTTACGGTTTCGTTTACGTTTTTTTTAAACCGTAAAACCGTAAAACCGTAAAACCGTAAAACCGTAAATTTAAAGCGTAAAAATAGTCAACAAAAAAATTCTGACATGCATATCATTACTGTATAGAAAAACAGTATAGGTATATAGCATGCATTACATCGGAATAGATCCGGGATTGAAGGGGGCCATATCGATCCTGAATGAACAGCTGGCAATCGTTGCTATTCATGACATGCCAACACGTAAAGCCGGAAAATCTGCAGTGGTATGTGCGCTGAAATTAGGGGAGATTTTTAAACCATACTCAAACGATGGATCAATAGCAGTTATAGAGACAGCAATAGTGATGCCACCGATGACGAGGGGTGCGTGCCGGACTGTTGGTGTGAACTACGGAACTGTGCTAGCGACATTACTACATCACGGAATCGGATATAGAGAATACAGTCCAAACGACTGGAAGAAACGCCTCAATTTAAACGCTGAGAAATCCGCGTCAATAGCATTGTGCACATCGCTTTATCCACGTGATATACATCGATTTACACGACATGACCAGGCTGAGTCTATTTTAATTCCAAGAGCAGCGCTAAGGAACGGGGTGATTATATGAGCGAGACAGGATACTTAAACAGCACACCGATGTGCAATTACCAAGCTTTCGCGCTTCATATTATTTACAGTGCTGTGCTCGATATTGCTAAACGCGATAGCGCGAGACTTCTAGTCCATAAAAAATCTGAGGCCATCCGTGCAGTCGAATGGCTGAATGGTGGACCAGCTATGTTTCCATGCAGCCTAGCGTGCGACATTATCAATATTGATATTAATTCGTTGCGCCAGCGTATTGCAGATGTGGGTGAGCTCTATTTAGATGCAGACAAGCTGCATATGCCGAAACGCATTAATAGTGCAGCACTAAGGAAAATGGCTGACTCAATGCAACGAGCAGCATTGAGAATAATCGACTACCGCGGCCAGGCAACTAATGAGAAAATAGATGAATATGACAACGATTGCATTTAAAAATGGTGTGCTGGCGGCGGATTCAATGGCCTGCATCGGTAACAGAAAATCGACAACGAAAAAAATCCACATCGTTGACGGTAAATTCGTCATCGCGGGCGCTGGAGCGCTCGCGGACATTATGCGCGTTGTCGAATATGTTCACGAGAACGGACTGAGTGAATGCACCAGGCTGTTTGATATTGAAGCTTTTCCATCAGCTATTGCAATCGATATTAATAGCGGCACGCCGTACCGTCTCGAGCGCGGTGTCTGGCTAGCTATTACCGATGAATATTACGCCGTTGGCTCCGGCGCGGATTTCGCGCTTGGAGCTATGGCTATGGGTGCTGACGCTGTAGCTGCTGTGCAACATGCATGCAGCCTGGACATCTATACCGCTGAGCCTGTGGAGTGCTATGCGTTAGACAAGGGGGAACCTGATGGCAACAAGAAAAACAACGACGAAAAAAGCGCCAGCAGCTCCTAAAACCTCTCGCAAACCTATTCAAGTTCCTGCTTCCGCATCTATTGTTGTCACCCCTCCTAAAGGGCGCGGACGACCGTCCGCGTTTAAGCAAGAGTACATAGAGTTGGCCAGGCGTTTGAACATGCTCCGGACCTACACAAACGAGGAGCTTGCAGGTGTTTTCGGTGTGGGCATCACTACTTTTAAGAAATGGATGCACGACAGTCCGGATTTTGCGGCCGCCATCGCGTGCGCGAAGGATTTCGTTGACGCAAAAGTCGTGAACGAGCTATTTCGCAGAGCGATTGGTTACGACTACGAAGAAGTCCAAGTCACCACCGGTACTGAAAAAGGCAAGAAGCTCAACAGAACTACGACAACGAAAAAGCATCTCGCTGGCGATGTCACTGCTCAAAGTCTGTGGCTGCGCAACCGGCAGCCACAGCACTGGAAAGCGCAGCCAGTGCCGGCAGATATCGACGACGCAACACCCGCGCCGACGCACATCACTATCGGTGTCGTAGATGCATCGAAACCGAAAGAGTACGTTGACGAAGGGAAGTCTTCGTGAGCGAAATCAAGCCGTTGCTCAATGTTCCGCAAGCGAAATTCCTTGCGTTGCCGAACAAATTTAAAGCGTTTGTGGCGGGTTTCGGTACCGGAAAAACCTGGGTCGGTTGCGCAGGCGTTTGTTCGCATACGTTCCAGCATCCTCGCGTCGCTGCAGGCTACTTTGCGTCGACGTACCCTCAGATCCGGGATATTTTCTACCCAACGATTGAAGAAGTCGCGCACACATGGGGTCTGCGCGCAAAGGTGCGTACGGGCGATAAAGAAGTGGACTTGTACCGTGGAAAAACGTACATGAACACTGTGATTTGCAGGTCGATGGAGCGCCCTGAGACGATCGTCGGCTTCAAGATCGGTCACGGTGTCGTTGACGAATTCGACGTTATGCAGCTCGTCAAAGCCAAAACTGCGTGGCGCAAGATCATTGCGCGTATGCGTTACAAAGTGGACGGACTGCGAAACGGTTTGGATGTCACAACCACCCCAGAGGGGTTTAAAGCGACGTACGAGCTGTTCGTCAAAGAAGCAGGCAAGAAAGAAGAGCTAAAAAAGCTCTACGGGCTTATACACGCAAGCACCTACGACAACGAGCGAAACCTCCCAGACGACTACATCCCGTCCTTACTTGCGTCATACCCGCCTGAGCTTATCTCCGCATACCTGCGGGGTATGTTCACGAATCTGACCAGCGGCAGCGTCTATCGCAATTTCAGCAGGCTGCTGAACTGCACAAACGAAAAGCGCCGGCCGAACGAACCGCTGCACATTGGGATGGACTTCAACGTCAACAATATGTCTGCTGTTGTGTGTGTGATCCGTGATGGCCGTCCGATCGTTGTCGAAGAAATTACCAAGGGTGTAGACACCCCCGCAGTCATCAAGACAATCAAAGAGCGTTATGGAGCACTGCACCCTTCGATCACGATCTATCCAGACCCCGCAGGAAAAAATGCGTCATCGAAAAGCGCGTCAACGAGCGACCACCTTCTGTTGCGTAAGGCCGGATTCAATGTCGTTGCGCATGCAGCGCACCCGGCTGTTAAAGATCGAGTCGCAGCGGTGAACATGCAGATTCTGAACACAGATGATCAGAGACGTCTTCTCGTCAACGTAGATGCATGCCCGACAGTCACTGAAAACCTCGAGCAGCAGGTTTATGACACGAACGGTGAACCAGACAAGGGATCCGGGAAAGATCACGCCAACGACGCCTTGGGATATTTCATTGAGAAGACCTGGCCAATCGGTTTTGACAGACGTGCTGCGCTGCGCGTTTCAGCGTATTGATAGCATCATGTTTCACGTGAAACCATCTGATATCAGATGAAAAGAAGAAAGAGAACAACATATGCCAATCGACTCATTCCACCCGAGCTACGCCAGCGCCAGCCAGGCGTGGAAACGTGTACGCAACGCTGCATCCGGTCAGGCTGCTATCCATGCCGCAGGCAAAACGTACCTGCCACCGCTGCCTGAGCAAACTCCTGAGGAGTACGACGCATACAAGAGCCGCGCTGTCTATTTCAACGCTACCGGCCGCACCAACGAGGCCCTCATCGGTCTCGTAAACAGACGTTCGCCGACGCATGATTTTTCGCATGCAGCACAGTACCTTATCGATGACGTATTTAACGCCAACGTAACTGCTGCTGCGTTGTCGAAAACGCTGCTATCTGAGGTTCTGATAACAGGTAGGGCAGGATTGCTGGTTGAGTACCCCCTCGTTGACGAAACCCCATCGTCAGCGGCTGCTGCCGCGGCCCAGGGCCTGCGTCCCTATATCTCGATGTACACGACTGAGAGCATCCGCAACTGGCGCGAGGCTCGCATCAACAATGTGCTGCATCCGGTGCTTGTAGTGCTTGAGGAATCGTACGAAGAGAGCGTTGACGAATGGACCTCGGAAACGAAAACCCAGTTCAGAGAGCTGACGCTGATTGAAGGTGTGTACCACCAGCGCCTGTGGCGCCAGGCTGCGTCGGCGGGATATGTGATCGTTGACGATATTGTTCCGATTTCGAGCGGGGCTCCGTTGACGAAAATCCCGTTCGTAGCCGTGGGGGCCGAGGAAAACACGCTTGCGCCCACAGCACCACCACTCAGCGACCTGGTGGACATGAACCTGGCGCATTACCGCGTGACTGCCGATTATGAGCACGGCTGTCATTTCGCAGCACTACCGACAGCAGTAGTCAAAGGACATATGCTGCAGCACGGTGAAGCGTCATTAAAGCTTGGTTCATCTACAGCGTGGGTGCTGCCCGACCCAAATGCTGATGCTAAGTATCTGGAGTTCACGGGGCAGGGCCTGGCTCCGATTGAAAAGAACCTCGCAAGCAAAGAGCAACAGATGGCCGCCCTTGGCGCGAGAATGCTGGCGCCAGATAAAGCTGCAGCAGAAGCAACGCAGACGCTCCAGCTGCGCAGTAATGGCGAGTATTCAGCGCTCGCATCAGTGACGAATAACGTCAGCGAGGCTATGACCGCTGCTATTCGTTTGATGTGCGCCTGGGCCGGGATTTCCGGCACAGACTTGGCCACATACAAGCTCAATACAGACTACCTGCCAACGGGCCTTACAGCCCAGGAGATCACGGCTCTTGTTGGTGCATGGCAATCAGGTGCGATCTCGAAACGCAGTCTGTTGGCGAAGCTGCAGCGCGGCGAGGTTGTCGCAGCCGATCTCAGTTACGACGACGAACAAGAGTTCGCAAACGAAGAGGGCCCCGCACGCGGCATCAAAACAGCACCAGCAGCCAATGACCCACAAGCCAGGGCCGCAGCATGAACATGACGCGCTTTGATCCAGCAGACGGCCTCACACCCCAGCAATGGGTGTTTGTACAGACTGTGCTTGAGCAGATCCTCATGTCCCAGTACGCCAGCACCATCGTCAGCACTGTGCTGTGGAACGGGCTGACTTCGCTTAACGAAAAGATTTCGTCATCGATCCCATCGACGCCGCAGCAGTTGCAGCTGAACCTCAGTTCGCAGTCGCACCTCATCGAATCCGCATTTGATTCGATCGCGAAACAGTCCGCACTCGATCTGAGTCTCGCTGTCGAAGCTATAGCTGCGCATGCGGAAAAAGTGGTGCGGCTTGGGGACTATGCGATGCCGAAAGTCTCGGGTTCGCGTGCGAGACAGATCGTTGACGAAACTCTGATCGACGGTGCGCCGAGCCGGGACTGGTGGGATAAGCAGTCTCGAGACGCCACATTCAGATTCAAGGCAGTGGTGCAGCAGGGGGTGCTGGACGGCTCGTCGCTCGGTGAGATGGGTACTGAGATCAGGGATGCATTTAATATCTCTGGAAGACAAGCAGAGGCCTTGATCCGGACCTCTGCTTTGGCCAGCACAAACGCTGTGCGCAATGAAGTGATGCAGGCGAACAAAGACCTGCTTGATGGCCAACGCTTTCTCGCAACATTGGACAGCAGAACCACCCCCGTATGCCGGCGCTTTGATGGATTGATGTGGGATATGGATGGCAAGCCTGTTGGGCACAGCACGACGCTAAAAAGACCGCCGTTGCACTGGCAATGCAGGTCTCTACTCATACCTGAAGTGTCGATCCCCGGGTTCGAGAGCGAAGGCAAGCGTGCCTCTATTTACGGCCCAGTGTCTGGGAAGCTGACGTTCGAAACCTGGCTCAACACGCTGACGAAAAAACAGCTCGACAGCGTGCTTGGCCCCAGGCGTGCTGAGATGTTCGTAGACGGGAAAGTTACGTTTTCGCAGCTGATTAACGCTGATGGGCGCCAGCTGACACTCTCAGAACTGAAGTCAATTCTCGAGATTTAACTCTTGTAGAGCCGCTTGCATCGCAGCTTCTGCAGCATTCTTTGTGTTGATTACACTTGCGTAGTGTGCCGCTGTGTCCAGCATCCTTCGCTCGTTTGGCAGCAGATCAACATTGATGCGATTTGACCTAGTGACATCAAAAACGTCATCTCTTAGCTGCGGATCAAGCAATCTGCGGTTCATGATGTCCGCACCATAAGCATCAAAATAGTTCTGCCAGTCTGCCTGGTCGTCAGACTGCAGAGAGGTTTCGAATTCGATATTCGTTATCGGATCTACGTTTTCGAGAAGCGGAGCGAAAACTTGGCGCAGTGTCATTCGAGCACGAAATTGTTCGATTTCGATCAGCGCTTCGAAGCTCAGTTCGTCATCGACATCCCCAACCAAATCTGGGTACAGCTGCATCACTGCTGCGAGTGCATCTTTCCATGACGCCATCTATAACCCCATCTCTCTGAGCACTGCGTTAGCACTTTTTTTGCATTCAGCAGCCTTGCGAATGCGATAAAACTGCGCTGATGCAATGTGATAGTGGTCAACACTCAAATGACCGCCAAGCATTTTGAAAATTTCATCAGCTTTGGACGGAACCTCTTCTATTAGGACAACCACAGACGCTGTGGGAACATACGAGAGTGCATACCTGCGAACTGCTTGTAGCCCATGAATATGTGGATTAAACATCTCGTCTACTGTGAGTTTGCTCAGCCGTACAAACTCATTGAAATCCTCATGCATTGCGCAGCGGTCGCAAAAACCGATAAGCTCAGCGAGCGGATACAACGTTGAGTCAGCGCCAACGTCAATGTCCAAGTAGCCGTATTTTCGCTTCATATACACGCCGCTACGCATGGATTTCACAAACATTCTGAGATCTGCCAGCAGATCGTCATCAATGATACCTACATGTCCGCGTCGGGCGTTTATAACTAATGCCAGCAGCGTGTCCGGCAACCCTGGGAGGGCCTGCAGGCGCACATGCCCACCGCGCAACCTGGCCTTGGCACGTATGCTGAGTTTCCTCAATGCAGCGCTCCAGCAGGTGCATTGATCAGCATCCCAAGTTGCTGCTGTAGTTGTGCCCTAGCCAAACCTGGTGCTCGATCGAAAAGTTGCATTTTTGGATCGTTGTCGAAAATGTCGAACTCGACGCATAGCACACGAACCGCAGTTTCATTGACGACAAAAAGCACGTCAGCACAGTGCTCGAAGACATACCCAGACTCTACGTAAGTGAAATTTACGCGTGCGACCCTTGCATCATCTTCGATGTCCATGATCTGGAAGTTGAATGGCATTGTCAGTTCCCTAAAATATCTTTGAGTGTGTTGCATGCTTGGCGCTTGGCCTGGATAGCTGGCTCTAGCGCTTTCATTTTAGAAATGATGCAGTTTCGTTCTGGGAAATTCCTGAGCTGCATCACTTTCTCTAGAAGGCCAGACTCTTCTTCGAGCCGCTTGACAAGCACGTCTGTCAGTTCAGAGCGTACTTCTTTTGTATTGACGGATGCTGGATTGATTTTTACGTATAGTAAATCTTCACCAAAAATAGCCAGAGCCTCGTCTTTCACTCTGAAGCGTTCGATCGCAATAGCGGTGTATATGCGCATAGCGACAGAGTTTGCTGTCGCTACGTCGAGATGATTGAAATTCATCCGAATCGCTCGGTCTGTAATGTGTCGAGGCACAGCCGCCGTGTTCGCGCTCGCACCGTTTCGCAATTGGTTATACAACGTACAAAATGCCAATTTTGCAGCGCAGACATACAAAATTCGTTCTATGCGATTTAATGTGCTTGCGCTTAGCTGAACATCAGTGCGTTTGTAAAACGTTCCATGATTGTTCGTTGTGCCATCGGTCAATGACTGTGCGTGGGTAACCCGTACACGCAGTCCGTTCACTTCAGCTGTTTTAACCGCATGCAGCACACCATCAATAATGAACTCCGATGGGCGGTACTCATCGGGAGGGCTGTAGTTTTTGATGCTAATGTTGTGTGTCATACAGAGAGTGTTTACGCTTTAGGATTTTTCTCAAAATCCACTATCTGCTTGCATTTGATGCAAGCACAACAGCTGGATTTTGTGGAAATCAACATTCGTGATACATGCTGATATCGGATTAACACAACCATCGTAGTGATGTACTTCATCATCACGGATGAGAAAGGAGTGCAAGCACTGTCCTGGGAGCGGGTTTGGATCTTCTCTTGGTGTGACCTCAACTGTACTGGCGGGCAATCTCTTCATGCCGTCTCTTGCTTGTATCCGGTGCAAGCAGCGACTCACCGCTGCGAACATACCAGGACTGGTGGAGTAGAGATCGTCAGTACAATCTAAGAAGCACTTGCGAAAGAGGTTCCACTCAACCTCGGTCACAATAGATGCTCTCGCATCGAAATTGCGTCGACGACAACGGATCTACCCATGACAACCTACAGCGAACTTCTGGCTAAAAAAGCAGAGCTGGATCGGCGCATTGCCGAGGCCCTTTCCACAGAAAAAACAGCAGCGCTGACCCAGATTCGAGGCTTGGTTGAGACTTTTGGATTTACTCTTCAAGAAGTGTTCCCGCTACCAACGAAGCCCAAAAAAGCCCCCGCCAAATACTATGACCCCAGCACGGGCAAGTCATGGAGCGGCCGAGGCAAGCCCCCAAGCTGGATCACTGACAAAGACCGTAGTCAGTTCGAAATCGATACCACCCCAAGGTATGACTTCAGCGGCCCGCGCGATGAGTCCAACCCGTTTCCAGTACAGTAAGCGAAGCCCCAGCCAATGAAAGGTAAGCGACCCAAGAGGTCGCTTTTTTTTCTATGTGCGGAGCACGGAGTGCTCAATTAGTCAGGTTGAGCGCAGATGAAACCGGGGGACATCGGTCTCAGAGCTTAGTTTTTTGATAGCGATGCCTTCCTGTCTCGATAAATAGGCGGGCAAAAGCCTCCCAGTCGTATAGAAAAACCAATACATCCCCGTTCGGTGTCCCTAAACAGGTGCTGCCTCTGGACGACTGTCGCCAGAAATCAAAAAACGGAAGTTGGGCAATCTCAGATTGCAAAACATATCTTCCATCTATGACTTGAAGGCCGAAATAGGTGCGTTGTGCGACTGGCTCTGTTGTGGTGGGTTGAAGCATGAAGATTGAACTTGAAGCACAGCTGCGTTGTGCTTGTTCCCGTCTGAGCTTCCGGCACTCAGGTGTCGTCAGAGCGAGCATCGGGTTGATTAGTGCAACTCCTGTTGTGGGAGCCAACGTACTGAAATGTTCGCGCACAGCATGCGGGATAACCGGCTTTCTATGAATGGTCCTTCTTTGAGAAGGGGTGACCAATCAGACTGCGTGTGGCTCGCAGGCGCTGCTTGCCCGCACGTTTGGCAATATCCATAGGGCTGATGCGCACCGCAGGTGCAAATGTGCAAAGCCATTCTTCTTTGCCAAGGGCCTTCATCACTCGTATGAACGAATTCAGTCGTCCACCGGAACCGTTCTCCAATGAGCGCAGTGTTTGCTCTGAAATTCCAGCGCTTAGGGCGACATCGTGCATGGTCAGGTTTTTTCGAAGGCGCTCGGCACGAAGTTGTTCACCCAGTTCTACCTCAAGTTCATCGGGTGTTTTGAAAGACTGCATAAGCTATGAGAATTGGTAGGTTACCTTCAGTATTTCAAATGAACCTATGAAATTTAGTAGGTTGCGAGCCATCCGAAATGTGCCGTTTTGCACACATCGTCGCTTTCCATCAGTCAGCCTTGAGAAGTGAGTCGGCCCCCCAATCACCCCAATATTGTGCGAAAAACTGAAATTGGTCGCTGTCCTGGCGTTCATTGATCGGGCTGAGCACAGATGAATCCGGGAATTTCCCCTGAGTATTCATCAACAAATTTCTGGGACTTTGATCCCTTAGAGGGTTTTCCTGCTTTGAACTGGCCTTTTTCCATCGGGCTGAAATTCTTTGGCGCTAAAAAAGTGTATCTCACGATACCTTTTTGATCCGTGGCCTTATGCGTAATGATAACGGGCTCATCATTTTTATTAGCGCATTTAAAATCATCGAAATCAGTTTCACTCATGCCTTTAGCGGTCATCGCTTTGTCTTTTGGCAGGCTGGTCGGAATTCTGTAGTGCACAGGATTGGCTGCCAATGCAGCGTTTGCAGAGACTAAATACGCAAATGCAATCAGTAGAATTTTCAT